CCCTGCCCCGGCTGCCGCGCCGGTCGTCGAGAAGCCGAAGCGCCAGCCGAAGGCCGCGCCGGTCGTCGAGGTCCCTACCTCGGAGGAGGATGGTCTCACTGGTGAGGACCTCCTCGCGCCCGCCGAGATGACCGAGCACGCCTCGGCCTACGTCCGGTACCTGCGGGCTCGGCTCGAAGAGCACCCCGGGGCTCAGCTCCTGTTGGAGCAGCGTCTCCCCACGGGCATCCCGGACTCCTGGGGCACCAGCGACGCGGTCATGGTCAGCCCGACCTGGCTGGAGATCGTCGACTTCAAGTACGGGCTCGGCATCAAGGTCGATGCTGAGGGCAACCCGCAGACCCGGCTCTACGCCGTCGGCGCGCTCGACACCTACGGGGACCTGCTGGGGACGGTGGAGACGGTCACGTGTACCGTGTTCCAGCCGCGTCTCGACCACGTCGACTCGGAGACGCTGTCCGCAGCCGACCTCCGAGCGTGGCGGGACAGCCTCCTCCCCATCGCGGAGAGCGCGCTCGGCCCGGACGCGCCGTTCGGCCCCAGCGAGAAGGCGTGCCGCTTCTGCCCGGCCAGCGGGCAGTGCCGGGCTCAGCTCGACTGGGCGACCACGCGTGACTTCGCCGCTCCGGTGGAGACGCTCGGGGACGCTGAGCTGGCCGAGGCCCTGGAGCGCATCCCCTTCATCCTGCAGTGGGCTGCGGCGGTGCAGGACTACTGCCTCGACCGCGTCTACAGCAAGGGCCAGCCCGTGCCCGGCTGGAAGGTGGTCATGTCGGGCGGTAAGCGCGGCGTGACCGATCCCGACCAGGCCGTCAAGATCCTCACCGGGCTCGGGTACGACGAGGACGAGGTCACCGTCCGCAAGCCGAAGGGCATCGGCGACCTGGAGAAGCTGCTCGGCAAGCCGACCTTCAAGACCGCGCTCGAGGACACGGGCATCGTCACGAAGGGCAAGGGCAGCCCGAGCCTAGTCCCGGAGAGCGACCGCCGCGACCCGATCTCCCCGGAGAGCAGTGCGGTGGACGACTTCGCGGAGCCTGCGGAGACGCTCGCGGACACCGTCCACCCGGGGAGTGAGCCGTGAGCCGCCTGCCCCTCGATGACAAGATCGAGGAGGTCTGGAAGCGCGCTCCCCAGCGGGATAACCGTGGTCAGGTCATCGCACTTGTCATGGAGTCTTTCTCGGAAGCAGAGAAGGAGCGCGCTGCCCGAGACTGGGTGGGCAGCCGTCTCAGCAAGCTCAAGAGGGAGCAGCGGGACCGGATCCAGAAGAACCTCGATGCTCTCCTGGAGGGGCCGTGAGCTGGATTCAGACCTACACGGGCCGAGCCGTCGACGTGCTCGCCTTTCAGCCCAGCGACGTCGACATCGACGACATCGCGCACCACCTCTCGATGCTGTGCCGGTACAACGGCGCGGTGTCCCGCTTCTACAGCGTGGCCGAGCACTGCGTCTTGCTCAGTCACGCTGTGGCCCCGGAGAACGCTCTCTGGGCGCTGCTCCACGACGCCACCGAGGCGTACGTGGGCGACATGGTGTGGCCTCTCAAGAACGAGATCCCGGAGTTCGAGGTCATCGAGGACCACATCATGTCGGCCATCACCGCCTGGGCGGGAATCGTTCCCGCTCAGCCCGACGAGGTCCGCGAGTACGACCGCCGCATCGTCCTGGACGAGCGGGCCGCGCTGATGCGCGAGCCCGAGCGCCCGTGGTCGGCGCTGGAGGGCAAGGCACCACTGGGGCTGACCATCCATGGTTGGTTCCCCGACAGGGCCGAGTGGGAGTACCGCTCCCGCTTCTGCCAGCTCACCACTCACACCGACACCCCGTAGATCAGGAGATCATCGCTATGCCCGCAGCAGACCCGAACGCCACCCGCGTCGTCACCAACAAGGTGCGGCTCAGCTACGTCCGCATCTTCGAGCCGTACGCGGCCAGCGCGGACGACGAGCCGAAGTACAGCCTCGCCATCCTCATCCCCAAGACCGACAAGGGGACGCTCGACCGCATCCGCCGCGCCCAGGAGGCGGCGAAGGAGGCCGGCAAGACCAAGAAGTGGGGCGGGCGCATCCCGGCCAACCTCACCTTCACGCTGCACGACGGCGACGAGGAGGCCGACCTCGACAAGAACCCCGAGTACAAGGGGCACATGTACATGAACCTGAGCAGCAAGAGCCGCCCGGGCGTCGTGGACCAGTACCGCAACCCGATCGACGACCCCGAGCTGGTCTACAGCGGCTGCTTCGGGCGGGTCAGCATGAACGCCTACCCGTACGACGCCAAGGGCAAGAAGGGCGTCACCTTCGGCCTGAACAACGTGCAGTTCCTCGCCGACGGCGAACGGCTGGGCGGAGGCCGCACCAAGGCCGAGGACGACTTCGCGGACGACTTCGCGGACGACGACTCCGGCCTGATCTAGTCGGCTCGGGCGGGCTATCTGCAGCGGCAGCCCGCCCGAGCGCGAGCCCCGTCAACGCCTCGCTTCCATGGTTAGTCCCAGGCGAAGGGCGGTCACGATGGGCCTTCAGCCCTAGCCGTACCTGCGGCCAGCTCGCAGCAGCCCCCGCCAGCTTCGGCCCGGCGGGGGCTGTTCGGTTGCTTGCCTTCGGACTACAAGTGGGGTACTATCACGGTACGGGCCAGAGGGGCCACCGAGCTAGGGAGAGCGCCATGACTATCGCCGCTGAACGCATCGAGTTCTTCGCCCGGGAGCTGGCCGCGCTCGGCTGCCGGGTCACCGACGAGCGACGGGCCGACGGTTCGCGCCAGGTGCTCGTGTCCGGTGCTCACTGGTTTGATACTGACAACGTCATCATCAGCTACACCCCCGGTTCAGCCAAGGGCGGCAAGGGTCGCCAGGACACCTTGTTCTGCACAATCTTCAGCAAGCGCCGCAACCCGCGCAAGGGCTACGCCCGCGTCACCTACCGCGACGCGCTGCGCCATGCAGAGGGCCTCAAGGACTACAGCGCTCACACCCACTGCGAGCCTGGTCGCCATGTCTGCGGCGAGCCCCGTTGCACCACGCTCGGCGATGATGGCAAGGCGTGCCGCATCCCTGAGAGTCTGCACCGGCCCTTCTACGGCTACGACCACTGTTTCACCCAGGAGCGTGCGTGACCCCATTGTATCTCGACATCGAGACCCGCTCGGTCGTCGACCTGAAGAAGCTCGGTGTGTACGCCTACACCGAGGATCCCAGCTTCGAGATCCTGATGGCGGGCTGGGCCCACGGGGACGACCCCGTGCGGGTGGCGGTCGGGCACGACGAGATCGCGGCCATCCCCGGGCTGCTCGACACCCCGAAGGTAGCGCACAACGCGCAGTTCGAGCGAGTGTGCCTGGGCACCGTCATCGACGTCAGTCTGCTGAACCCCGAGCAGTGGGAGGACACCCAGTCCCTGGCCATGGAACACGGCTACCCGGCCAGCTTGGAGAACGTCGCGGCTGCGCTCGGGCTGGAGGGCAAGGACAGCGCGGGCAAGAAGCTGATCGACCTCTTCTGCAAGCCGCGCCGAGGCGGGGGCTGGAACGACGCCGAGTCGCACCCGCTGGAGTGGATGGAGTTCCTGGCCTACTGCGCTCAGGACGTCGAGACTCACCGCGAGGTCCACCGGCTGCTCCCGAGCTGGCCCCCGGGCGAGCGGGATGTGTGGAACGCCGACCAACGGATCAACGACCGGGGCATGCTCATCGACCTGGCGCTGTGCAAGGCCGCAGCCGTGGCCGTCGACGAGGGGAAGGCGGACGGCAAGGACGAGTTCACCGAGCTGACCGGCGTGCTCAACCCGGGCTCGATCCAGCAGGTGATGGCGTGGGCCAAGACCGTCGGGCTCGACCTCCCCAACTGCCAGGCCGCGACCATCGAGGCGCTGCTCGAAGACCCCGAGCTGCCCGAGCTGCACCGCCGAGCCCTGGAGCTGCGGCAGGACCTGGCGCTCGCGGCGGGAGGCAAGTTCGGGGCTGCGCTGCAGGTGGTCAGCCCGGACAGCCGCATCCGTGGAGGGTTCCGCTTCTTCGGGGCCCACACGGGCCGCTGGACGGGCCAGCGCGTCCAGCCCCAGAACCTCCCCCGGGCCACCGTGGACGACCCTGAGGCGGCCATCCTGGACCTGCACATGGGGCTCGGGGCTGAGCCCTACACGCTGAAGGCGCTCGTCCGCTCGATGTTCATCGGCCAGCCGACCCTCAGCGTCGTCGACTATGCCAGCATCGAGGCTCGGGTGCTGGCGTGGATGGCCGACGAGACCTGGGCGCTCGACGCCTTCCGCGCGGGCCGCGACATCTACGTCGAGACCGCCGAGCGCATGTCCAGCCCGGGCAACCAACTCAGCCGTTCAGCCGGCAAGGTGGCGGTGCTGGCGCTCGGCTACGCGGGCGGGGTCAACAGCCTCCGGGTGATGGGCGCGCAGGGCTCTGATGAGGACCTCAGCCTCCTCCTGAAGCAGTGGAGGCGTGCCAACGCGCGCATCGTCCGGCTGTGGACGCTGGCTGATGAGGCGTTCGGCGAGGGTGGTCGGGTCGGTCGTCACATCCACATCACTCGGCACGGCAGCTCGCGCCGAATGCACCTCCCGAGCGGTCGGGCCATCGGCTACCACGGGGTGCGCTGGGAGCGGTACGTCGTCATCGACCCGAAGACCAAGAAGAAGATCCACAAGGAGGGGTGGCGGTACGACGACCCGAAGAAGCCCACCCGCATCGGCACCTACGGCGGGCGGCTCATCGAGAACGCTACCCAGGCCATCGCCCGGGACGTGTTGGCGGGGGCTCTCGTCCGCCTGGAGGCTGCCGGGCTGCCGGTGGTAGGCCACGTGCACGACGAGGTGATCGCGGAGACTGACCGCCTCGAGGACGTCACCCAGCTCATGACGGTCGTACCGCCCTGGGCTACCGGGCTCCCGCTCGACGGCGAAGGATTTATCACCTACCGCTACAGGAAGGGCTGACATGGCGAGGATCAAGGCGGGGGTCCGGCTGCCCGCAGACACGGACTCGTTCGAGTGGCTGCTGCTCTACAGCGAAGCGCTCAGGGGCCAGCACGGCGACATCTGGCGGGGGTGGGCCGAGGGCCACACCCGCTCGGGCCGCACGGATGGAACGTCGTGGGCCGACTGGCGCGACGAGGTACTCGCGAAAGGGCTGACGTGACCCAGCAGCTAGAGCAGCGGGACGGGTTCTGGCACCGCCCCGGTACCAGCGACCTCGTCTCCATCGCCGACACCCGCAAGATGTTCAAGAAGGAGGCAGCGGTCTCGGCTGGCGACGTGGTACTGGACCTCGGTGCGCACATCGGCACCTTCACGGCTCGGGCGCTCGCGGCGGGAGCGGTCCGGGTGCGAGCCGTCGAGCCCGTCCCGGACAACACCGTGCTCTTCCGCCGGAACGTGGACGACCCTCGGGTCGAGCTGTGGGAGGGGGCAGCCTGTGTGTCGGAGACGGGGCTGGAGACCATCTACCTCAACCAGCACAAGGGGACCGACAGCCACAGCCTGATCGTCAAGCGTGGGCGGGTGCCGTTCGTCGTCCAGACCTGGTCGCTGGCCGAGCTGTGCCGGGGGCTCGACCCGACGTTCGTCAAGATCGACATCGAGGGAGGGGAGTACCTGCTCGACCTGCTGGAGAGCTTCCCAGCCAGCGCCGACCGGCTGTTCATCGAGTGGCACTTCAAGCACAGGGGCAACCGCGAGCTGGCCGAGCGGCTAAGCGCCCGCCTGCAGGACGAGCTGGGGTTCCGCCGCATCTGGGGATCACGCTGGTCCGAGAAGGCCTGGTGGGTCGAGGAGATGTTCGTCCGATGAAGATCTGCAAGGGCTGCCACCAGCCGATCGACACGACAGGCTGCACCTGCATCGACAGGTCCGTCTTCATAGCCGCGTTCGACAGTGACTGCCCGAACTGCGACACCCTGCTCGAGAAGGGCGACGAGGGTGTGATGGTGGACGGTGAAGCTCAGCACGCCCGCTGCCCCGCTCGCACCCGGCCGCAGCCGGTGTGCTCCAACTGCTGGTTGGTCCACGCACCCGGCCAGGACGAGTGCAAGTGAGCGCCCACCCGCTCAGCCCGCGCGAACGGGAGATCCTGGAGCTCCGCTCGCTGGGTCACAACCGTGCTCAGATCGCCGCGATGCTGTATCTCTCCCCCAACACAGTGGCGAAGCACCTGAGCCACGCCTACAACAAGCTCCATGCCCGCGACGCTGCCCACGCCGTAGCCATCGCCCTACGTACCGGGCAGCTGACATGAACGACTTCCTGCGCTTCGTGGTTGAACGCCATCGCATCTGGGAGAAGCGGCTGGCTGGGGCTCCGCAGCCGTGGACGGACGACCCGATCCTCGCCAGCAGGAAGTTCACCAACGTGTTCCGGGTGCTCGACCCCGGCACGCAGTACGTGCTGACCGACCTCTTCGACCCCGAGCTGGACGAGCGCGACCGGCTGCTCCGCGCGTTCCTCTACCGCCACACCGGGCGCATCGAGAGCTGGCAGCACCTGGAGCTGATCTGCGGGCTGCCCACCAGCTCGAACCTCAAGGACGTGCGGGCTGCTTGGCACGCCTACCGAGGCGAGCCTCGCACCCACACCAGGATCCCCTGGTCGCAGCACATTGCCACCTACACAGGAGAACGTCGGGAGGTCAAAGCCTTCCCCCGGACGGTGTTCACGAACGCTTATCTAGTGTTCCCGCAGTCGGCCACGCCGGGAACCAACAAACTCGACAGCATCCTGGACCTCACCGAGCGGTTGTTCACCCCGGGCTCCCCCGACGACATCATGCCCGAGTGGGAGCGAGCCCGCAGCCAGGCCCAGCGGTACAAGCTGCTGCGCCGCAACAAGGGTGTCGGGGACTTCATGTCGATGCAGGTGCTGGCCGACTGGACCTACACCCAGGATCGCGACCTCGAGGACGAGTTTCTGCAGCCTGGTCCGGGCTCGGTGAAGGGCGCGGCTCAGCTCAGCCCTGGCGAGCCCACGATGTATGTGGTGCGGCGGGTGGTCGACGCGGTGCGGAACTTGCCTGATGTACCCCAGGTGGGGTACCGTGTACCCAGCCTCATGGACATCGGGAGCAACCTCCTGTGCGAGTGGAGCAAGTACGCCCGGTACCGGGAGAAGCCGGTGCCGGCCACCAAGTACAAGCCCGCCCACCCGGGGCCGCAGCCCTTCCCGGTGCTGCCCTCCTACTACACCGACGGAGCTGATCTGCTGTGACCGCTGAAGACGACTATGAGGCCGCCACGTACAACCCGCGCCAAGCGCTCAAGGAGACTGGGCACATTCGCGCCTGCCGCTACAGCGGCCTGACGTTCACCGAAGCCCCCGCGAGCGCTCACGACTGCTGCTGCGACCCGCGCCCAGCAGCGTCGAGCGGATTCACCCCCGAGCAGAAGCTCGACCTGCTGATGGCTGAGCCGGACCAGGCGGGGCACGTCGTCCGCTTCCAGCTCGGCTACCCGAACAGCCCGAAGACCTACGACTACGCCGCCATCCGCACCGCCGGGGGACAGTGGTACGTCACCGGCCAGGACAGCCCCCAGGGCTACCGCTGGCCCGCGCTGCTCGCCTGGTTCGAGCACAAGGGCGCGACCCTCCACTACATGTACCTCGTCAACGACTGGGAGCCTCTGCTGTGATACACAACTTCGTGTTCAACAACGTCAACGACGGGCTACCCGAGCTGGCTCGCGAGCTGCTGACGAACGGCGACGAGTTCGGCTCGCGCGCCGGGGTGACCAAGGAACTGATGCACGTCGGCATCACCCTGGAGCGCCCGTGGCAGCGGGAGATCGTGCTGCCGATCCGCAAGGCGAGCGTCGCCGCGCAGATCGTCGAGACCATGTGGGTGCTCGCTGGCCGCAACGATGTGGCGACGCTGCTTCCCTACCTCCCCCGAGCGGCCGAGTTCAGCGACGACGGCAGCACCTGGCGGGCGGGCTACGGGCCACGGCTCCGCGACTACCACGGCGTCGACCAGCTCGCCCACCTCGTCCGGATCATGGGCGACTCGCCCGGCTCGCGCCAGGCCGTCGCCACCATCTGGGACCCGCTGTTCGACCTCATGCCCGGCAAGGACATCGCCTGCAACAACTGGCTGAACCTCAGCTCGCGGCTCGGGCGGCTCGACCTCCACGTCGCGGTCCGCAGCAACGACCTCATCTGGGGCTGGTCCGGCATCAACGCCTTCGAGTGGTCGGTGCTGCTCGAGATCGTCGCTGGGCTCAGCGGGCTCCAGGTCGGCGCGCTGCACTTCAGCACCACCAGCCTCCACCTCTACGACCGCCACTGGGAGAAGGCCCGGCGGCTCTCCGAGCTGGACGGCAGCGACTACTTCCTCACGGACAGCCCGCGCTTCGACGCTCGCCAGGTCGGCGGGCTGTCGGTGCTCGACTGCCTGATCGGCGAGTGGTTCCGCATCGAGGGAGAGATCCGCACTGGCCACGCCAACGAAGTCGAGATCTTCCACTTCCCCGAGCCGATGATGCGCTCGTGGCTCCGCGTGCTGCAGTGGTACTGGAGCGGCGACGAGCGCTTCCTCCAGCCGCTCCGAGGTACTCGCCTCGAGCGGGCCGCGCTCGTCGGCGTGGCCCCGGCTGGGGCTCCGCAGCGCTTCGCGCTCAGCGACGAGGCTCGGGAGTACGCCGAGAACCCTCCCCTGCTGAAGCTGGCCGAGCCCGAGCGCCCGAGCTTCTTCGAGCACGTCAACGCGTTGCACGCTGAGAAGCACGCCGCGTACGGGGACAGCTGGAAGCGGCGGGGCGAGACCGGCATCCTCGGCAACATCGCCCGAAAGGTCGACCGGCTCGACGCTGGCGGCTCGACCGCTGACGAGACCCCGCTCGACACCGCGCTCGACCTCACCGTCTACCTGGCGAAGTACTGGTCCTGGCTCGGGGGTGGCTCGGGTTCACCCGAGGAGGTCGAGATCATCCTGGGCGAGTATGAGAAGGGCTACGCCGACGACTACGTCGACGTCGAGCTCATCATCCAAGGCTTCGAGTTCCTGGAGACGCTCGCCGAAGACCCCCATGGAGACACCCGTCAGAAGCAGCACGTGACCGAGACGCTGCTAGCCCTGGCGTACACGCTCGCCCGGGGTCGGTATGACGCCTGACGAGCACTTCCTCCACTTCGCCGAGTTCGTCAAGGGGGTCCAGCTCAGCGGGGGGACCACGCCGCACGTCGCCATGACCGTCGAGAGCCTGTCCCGGCTCGACGACCCCCGCGAGAAGCTGTGGTTCGCGGGCTGCTACGCGCTGACCTACAACTGGCCGAGCGCCGAACGGATCTTCCTGGAGTGGCCGGTCGACAGCTTCAATCAGGCCGACTTCCTCATGTGGACGGAAGAGCACTGGGCGGGCATCCCGCTCCGCAAGGAGAGGAAGGCCGTCTTCCGCAAGCCGTTCTTCGCAGAGAGCCTGGCCAGCTACCACCGCTTCATCGACACGCTGAGCTGGCCTGCCACCTACCCCGAAGCGCTCGCCGAGTTCGACGCGGGCTGCCGGTACATGGGCCGGTACATCGCCATCCGGTGGCTGGAGGTGGTCCGGCGCGCGTTCGGCACCGAGTGGGTCATGCCGGACATCCACAGCGACGGGGGGCAGCACCCCCGCAAGGCGCTCGCGCTGCTCTACCCCGAGGACGGTCCCGCCCTGCTCGGCGGCAACAGCGCCCGCGAGCTGCTGGTCTCGGACCAGGCTGCGGCTCGCTGCCTGCTCGACCTGAACATGGCGTACGGGATCGAGACCGACTACTACACCATCCAGAGCCTGCTGTGCGAGTACAAGCAGAGCGTGCTCGGGCGCAAGCAGTACCCCGGCAAGAGCATCGACACCGAGATGGACTACTTCCGCCGCGTCTACGCACACTGGGGGGAAGAGCGCCAGCAGCAGTCCAGCTTCTACGATGTTCGCGAGGCCTGCTTCCCCGTGTGGGCGCTGGGAGAGTGGAACGGCTGGGACGGGGTCCGGCCCGAGCTGGGAGGCGTCCTGGCGGACCACGGCTATACGTGGAGCGACACGCTGTACGACTACACCGCTACCACCAACTTCGCTGAGCCTGTCCTGCTCGACGCAATCAAGAGGACGCTGCTGTGATCGCCCACGAGATCATCCCCGGCTCGCTGCACCAGCGTGGGCGCACTCACGGCGTGAGCATGGAGGAGAAGAGCCAGGCGTTCATGGTGCGAGGCATCACGCACGCGGTTGCCATGGCCCCTGCCTTCCCGGACGAGGACCTGGTCCAGCTCGACGCGCTCGGGCTGCTGAGCTTCACCCACTACCCCATCACGGACGGGGTGTTGCGGTCGGGCAGCTACATAGACCTGATGGCTCAGCGGTACGCCGAGGCGATCGATGAGGGGGCGGTCGTGTTGACGATGTGCAACGCGGGCCGCAACCGCTCGGGGCTGCTCAGCGCGCTCATCGTGCACCACCTGTTCGGCATCCCCGGGCTCGACGCGGTCGAGGTCGTCCGCCGGGGTCGGCCCAACGCGCTGGCCAACGAGCACTTCGTCGCGTTCCTGGAGACCTTCAAGTGACGCGCTCTACATACATCGTGGGCGCGCCAGGCTCGGGCAAGAGCACTCTGATGGCCGAGCTGCTGACCGGCTGGGAGCCCGGACCGTACACCAAGTGGACCTCGAAGGAGATGTTCGGCCACTACCTCCAGCACCCCGAGCTGGGAAGCGGGGCCTACCTGGGGCGGCTGCGGCCCGAGTACCCCGGCACCGACGCGCTGAGCCTCAGCGTCGCCCCTCAGGCGCTGCTCTGGGTGCAGGCAGTGCCGCTGCTGGGGCTCGACTGCATCTTCGGGGAGGGCGTGCGGCTCAGCCACATCAGCTTCCTGCTGGCGCTACACGAGGTGAGCGACCTCACGGTCATCTACTTGTCCATCACGCCCGAGCTGGCCGCAGCCCGACGGGCCGGTAGGGGCGGCAAGGTCCTCTCCGACCGCTGGGTCAAGGCGGCGAGCGGGCGCGTACCCGTGCTGGTCCAGGCGTGCCGCGAGGCTGGGATCTACGTCGACGAGCGGCCCCAGGAAGAATCTTGCCTGTAGGGCTTTCCTTCCTGTACCCCAGGGGGTAGTATCTAGTTATGGCCAAAGGGGCCAGCCGAGCCGAGGAGCCTCCCATGAACGCCAGCGAGATCGCCGCCATCGAAGCCGAGATTGCCCGGCTGAACGCTTCGGCTCCTGCCCCGATCTTCACCCCGCTGTCCGCCGAGGAGCGTGCCGAGCGCACTGCCGCTTCGAAGAGCCACCGCGACTCTCAGCCTCGGGTGCGTCGGACCGCTCCCATCAAGACCCGCTAGTGAACGTCCGCATCACCGTCGGCACCAAGACGGTCCGCAAGCCCGACGCCAGTACCGCCGAGGTTCTGGCGCTCGTACGAGCAGCGCTCGACGACAACCGTGTCGGCGAGATCCACCTCGAGATCGATCGGAGCACCACATCATGACCGACACCATCCGCGACCTGCGCGAGCAGAAGCGGCTCGGCCAGTACACCGTCTCGCAGGCCTGCGGGATCGGCTTCAGCGCCTACGTCCGCATCGAGGCCGGTGCCGGCAAGACCACCCCCGAGGAGGTCGAGTCCGTCCTCAAGGTCCTGCGTGACATGCCCGAGGGCACCCGCAAGCTCGGCGGGGGTCGACCCTTCAACGACCCCAACAAGCGGGCGGCTGTGCAGACCGCCCGGCAGAAGGGCGAGAGCGTCGCCGCTGCACTCGCCCGCGCAGCGGCGCAGCCCGCGACCGCCGCAGCGCCTCAGGCCGGACCTCAGGACGTGGAGGCGGCAACCTCGGACGAGGAGACGCCCAAGCAGCGGGACGCCCGCAAGGCGCGCGAGCGCCGGGCGCAGAAGAAGGCCGACGCCGCTGCTGCCGCGAGCGGTCTGCTGTGACGGCTCCACTGATAGGCGACGTGGCCGTCGAGGTGACGGACTGGTTCGAGCAGCTCCAGGTCCAGCAGGGGCTCACGTTCTCACTGGACAAGCAGGCGCTGAAGTTCCGCAACGAGGCGCTGGAATTCGCTGCCGAGCCCGAGCGCATGGACGAGGCGGCGGACGTGATGATCTCGCTGCTCGGCACACTGTGGATGCAGGGCAAGGACCTGGCCGATCTGGCCCAGGCCGTCGCCGACAAGCTGGCCGTGCTGCGGCTCCGCACCTGGGCCACGGCTGCCGACGGCACCTACCAGCACGTGCCCGAGCCCGTCTGGCCAGATCCGAAGAAGCGGGACGGCTTGGTCCAGCCCGTCGTCGTGGTCCGGCCCGACTGGGACCCGGACGCCCCGTACGGCGACAACTACCAGCCCTTGTCGGAGAGGGGCATGGGCCAGGGCTGACAAGCCTCAGCCCCCACCTGCTGCCGAGCGCCGGGTGGGGGCTGAGCCACGATCACGTGACGGGGCGGGGGTGCGAGCTGGTATGCGGTGTCGGGGCCGCACTCGCGCCTGGGGAGCGGCAGGAAATACGCTCCCACCCGCCCCGTCACGCGTGCGGGGTGTTCTCCGGCTGAGCCCGGTCGACGACCATCGGGGTGCGCAGCCGTACCCGAGCGCGAGGCGTCTTCTGCTTGCGGCCCACGTCAGCGGCTCGGCGCGGGATGGCCGCGCTGTCGGTGTTGTCGATGGCGCTCTTGAAGTCCACGAACGCGCTGGCCGTGCTGCCCAGGCTGAGCCCGACGAGCAGCAGCGACTGCCAGCTCATGTCCTGCATGGCGACGTCGCCGAGCACGATGCCGCCAGCCCAGTTGGTGCCGGCCAGCAGGAACGCCACGCCAGTACCGACCGCCCAGACCACAGCCTGGGTGAGCGAGCTGTCGACGTCTCGCGCCCGGAGGAAGCGGGCGAAGTCGACGACCTTCCAGATCAGCGCGACCGCAGCCGCAAGCGGGATGAAGTCCATCAGCTGTCTCCTTCAGGAGTGACCGGACCGGATGAGGTAGGGCGGAGAGGCTCGCTCTTGAGGGTGTGGCTGTGTTCGGCCACGGGCAGATCTTCGTCTGGAGGGGCGACGGTCGGCCGGATGGGGCGGACCAGTGCTCGGCGGACGAGCGCGTCGCAGATCGTCATCGCGGTCGAGCCGAGCCCCAGCACGATGAGGATGATGCCCGCGACGGTGCGAGCCGGGTGGTCCAGGGCTTGGTTGGGCAGCGCCATCGAACAGACGCCGATGCTGATGAAACCGCTCTGCAGCATCACCGTCCACAGCTCGCTTCGTACGTTGGCCAGGGCGAGCGTGTACCGCCCGTTGCGTGGGTTGATGGTTCGAGCTGCGGTCAGATCAGCTACGACCTCGCGAAGATTCACGAACGTGACGATGAGCCCGATGCTGGCGATCAGCGTCCATGTCACCTCGATCCAGCTGATCTTGTCAGTGATCATCATCGGTTCCTGAGTCCCACCTGTAGGGCCAGCCTGTCGAGGCGGGCTTCGGTCTCGGCCTGCTCGCGGGCGCTCGCGGTGGCCTCATCGTAGACAACTCGATCGTAGATGTTGATGACCAGGTGCTGCCGGGCCAGCCACCAGAAAGCGAGCCCGCCAACCCCCTGCGCCGCGTGGCTGAACACATCGAGGGGGTGGAACCAGTGAGGATTGAGCCCCTCGCCGAGGATGACGAGGTTCACGTGGGTGTGGACGCAGCCGAAGAAGAAGATGATCATCGCGGCCAGCCCGAGCAGCGCCCGGGGGTTGGTACGGCGCACCGAGATACCGCTCCGCACGCGGCCGAGGAAGAACAGCCCGATGAGGAAGTAGTCCAGCGCGATGAGCACGTTCGATGCGTGGAAGATGATCTGCCAGGCGCTCATGTAGCTGCCCCTCTACGGCTGCTCTTCAGCTTCTCCGCCCACAGATCTGCGTTCTCCTTGCGTAGTGCGTCTCGTTCGGCTTCGACCTTCGCCAGCTCGGCCTTCAGCGCAGCGTTCTCGTCTCGCAACGACTGGCGGAAGGCGCTCGCCTCGGCCCAGAGCTGCTGAGCTTCGGTGGTCTGGACCGTACCGCTGGTCACTCGACGCTTGGCCCAGTAGGTCGCGGCACCGCCAGCGAGCGCGCCGAGCGCGGTCAGCAGCGCGGCCACGATGCCCTCGCCCATCAGGCTGTCGGCAGGAACGCCTTGAGGCGATCGAGCCGGGCCTGGTCGATGACCTCAACCTCGCGCCCATCATGGGTGAGCCCGAGCGCGACCAGGTCATTGAAGTGGTCGGGAGTCGGGATGTGAACCGGCGCTATGCCGGGCCGGCAGGCATAGACCTCCTTGTTGCTCCCGACGCGGACCAGGGTGTAGCGCATGTCAGGCTCCTCAGTCAGATCGACGATCGGGGGCGGCGGAGGACGGAGGTCCCGCGCGTCCAGCGTAGCCGCGAGCCACCGAAGATGGTCTCCCGGACAGCCAGTGCCCTTGAAGAAGCTGTGCGGCCGAACCCGATCGCCTGCTCCGCCGCTGCTCCGCAGCTCATTCACACACCAGGCGAACGCACTCTGCGCCAGGTCGGTGGGCTGCTGGCCTTCGCCGCCTAGCCAACACACGGCGTAGTAGTTCTGGTTGCCGTAGTCGGTGCCGTTGGCAGCGGTGCGTCGGTGAGCCCCACGTCCTGCGAGCGCGTAGCCGTGGTCACAGACGCCCATGGTGTAGGCGATGTCAGCCCAGCCGCGTTCAGGCCCCATGTGGAAGCGCTGCCAGCCGCGCCACGTTGAGATGCAGTCGGCGTGCGAGCGAATGCGGCTCGGCGGTCCTCCGTAGTGCAGCGCCACTCCGCCACTCTCTGGGGTAATGCGGCTGCTGAACGACGCGGCGGGAACGAGCCCAGCGTCGGCCCGGGTGACGAACCCGACGACGCTGGTCACTCGTCGCTCGCATCATCGGGCTCAGCGTCGTCGCGCTCGGGGGCCTCATCGTCAGGGATGATCGGGCTGGTCACAACAGGCCTCCTAGAACGTCACGTCGCGGAACAGCGACACCACCAGCAGCGGGTCGTTCGAGCCCGTCGGGTTGAACGCGAGCGAGGTGATGGTGACGGACACGTACACCTGATCCGACAGAACTCCATCGGTCCCGCTCGGCACCGCGATCGTCGGAGCTCCGATGTACTGCGGCGCGTTCACCAACGTCGACGAGCCCGGCACGGTCACGCCGTTGAGCTGGATCTCGATGGTGGCGACCTGCGGACCGGTGACCCGGGCCCTGCCGCCCATCAGCTTGGAGGACTGCCCGGCAGGCAGCGAGACGTAGAAGCCTCCCACCTCCCCGGTCTGCAGGCTGCCCTTGTACCTGATGGTCTCGACGTCGCGCAGCGTCTTGGTGAGACCAACGATGGCTCCGCTGCTCGAGATGCCACCAACAGAGGCTCCGCTGCTGTTCTGCAGCTCCAGGAGACTGGCGGTCTGATTTGCCGCAGCCCGGATCGTCAGCCCTCGGACGCTGGCCGCAGAAGGGGCGATGATGCTGCCCCCGAGAGTGGAGACCATGTCGCGGACCGCAGGCTCCCACTGCTCGAGAGTGCTGTTCCAGCGCTCCAGACGCGAGTTGGTGGCGTTGACGATCACTCGATTGGCCCAGCGAGCCACGCCGCTCAGCGCATTGCGCTGGGACTCGGTCAGCACCGCAATCCCGGGGTTGGCGTTCACCCACTCGGCGAGTGACTGCATCGTGGTGTCGATCGTGCTCGCCGCATCAGAGCCCAGCGAGTAGGGCACACCCTTGGAGGTAGTCGCGGGCATCAGGCGTTCCTTCCGTATGGTCCACTGCCGAACGCTCCGCTGCCGAAGGGCCGACCGAAGCGCGGGGGCGGGTCAGTCGGCAGCAAGTCGCTGAACGACGCAATGGTCTGAGCGTAACCATCAATGGGGCCGTTGAGCTGGTCGATGGAGATACCTGCCTGAACCTCGTGGACGAAGATCAGCCCGGCGGGCTTCAGCGCCTCAACAGCGTCTCGCACCGCCTGGGGGTTGGGGGTCTCCGCGAGGTAGGTGCGGACGCGGAAGCGCCACGGGTTCCCGCCGTCTCGCTCGTACACCTCAACGATCCGCGAGCCGGTGAGGAACTGCTGAGCCGCAGCCCGGATGGCGTTCAAGCTGCCACGCTGCCAGCCCGCCGCTTCTCGGATGCGGAGCCGCTGGGCCTCATCGGTCAGCCCTCGGAGCGGGGTGACTCCGACGAACTGAGCCAGCCACGGCAACGCCTCGCTCGGGGCCGCATCGACGTCGAGCAGCCGAGCCCAGCCGGGGTGCTCGTCGGTATCGCGGACCAGGTCCACGAGCGGCTGGAGGTTCCCCATCATCGCGTCGACGTAGAGCAGCAGATCCCACACGTCGCGGTCCGCCCGAGCCCATGTGGTCAGGCCTTCGTAGACCTCCGCTGAGATCGCCGCTACCGGCGGCTGACTAGACACTGGACGCGGTCCCCGTCAAGGTGCCGATCGTCGGCAGCGCGGCCACCCCGGCCAGCGGTACGTCGGTGGTCCCGCCGTTCACGGTGAGCGTCTTGACGTAGTTCACGCCGTCCGTGTTGTTCACCACCTGCGCCACCTCCAGGTAGCGGACGACGCTGTCCTCGCTTCGCCACTCGGGCGGGTTGCGATCGCCGCCCGCCCACGTCGCCGGGTTCAGGTACGCCGCGACAGCCGTTCGCACGCGCTCGGCCAGCGACGCGAGCTCGAACCCTGCCTGGGCGACGACCGTGAAGGTGACGTTGATGGGGGTGTAGCTCGGGGACACCACGTGGATGATGAAGTTGATCTCCCGCATGCTGTTCAAGTACTGAGCGATCTCAGCTCGCTTCTCAGAGCTGAGCGCCAGACCCTGCTCGTCGGCCACCGCGAGCGTGATCATCTTCTCGTTGTTGAAGGTCTGCGTCAACGGGTTGTAGTTGTCGACCCCGAGCGCTCGATGGACTCCCGGAATCCGGCGGGCCAGCACCGCCGCGTCTCGAGCCAGCACGAAGCGGGGGGTGAGCAACGTCATCTCATCGCGGAGCCGACCGAAGTACTCCTCGTCGGTCTCCGCGTCGACGCCCCCGCTGGCCGCTCGGGTGGCCCGTACTTCCTGGACGTACGCGAGCGCGTCCACCAGCTCGAGAGCGCCCGGTCCGTACCCGTTGCCGGCTGCTCCGGACTCGACCGCCCGCAACGGGACGTCAGTCGCGGTCGTGAGCCCCGGAGAGACGACGTGGTCCCCCACCACCTGGAAGGGGACGAGCGCGTCGCCCGCCACCCGGAACGCTACGGTCGTCCCGTCCTCCAGCGTGTAGCCCGCCGAATCGATCATCGTCCAGGTGCTGACGGTCGTAGCGTGCGCGTCGGACACCGGCAGCACCCGGACGAGCGTTGTGCCGAACGCCTTCCAGATGCTGTCGGGCACACTCTGCCCGAGCAGCCGCGTCTCTGCGTTGATGCGTGACACGACCTCGAGGAGCTGGACCTCGAGGTGGGCCTCTCTTGGGTTGAAGTTCTCGACCCGCTCAGCGAGCGCGTCCAGCGCCGCGTCTGTGATGGTGTCCGGGTCGGTCTCGACTGGCACTCCGACATACTCGACCACGGCCCTACTCCTCCCGCTCAGAGATCTGCACGAGCACGTGTCGGACCATAGCGTTCACGGTGTCAGGCGTCTCCCGGAGAGTGATCTCGATGCGCTCGTCCCACTCGCTTGCGGCCCGCTGCACCGCGTCCGCGTCCCAGCGTGGGCGGAACGTCTGGTCCGCCACCCCGAACTCTGGCACTTCCACCCGCTCGCCAACGTGGCTCAGCAGCAGCACCCGAACGCCCTGCTCGATCTCCTCGTCGGAATCCTGAGAGACCGTAGCGGCCCGCCCCGTAGGGGTCCAGCGGAACGGGAAGCGGAAGTGCGGAGCGGCGTCCACTACCACACCCCCAGGATCCATGGGCGTTCGATGCCCTCACCGACGAACACCACCAGGCAGCGAGCGCCCCGAGCTGGCCGCGTCTCGGCGTGGTCGTGCGTGACGGTCTCGGCGGGGCCACCGCCCATGCTGTGAGAGACGCTGTGGCTGTGATCGGTGGGCTCGACGCGCGACACCGGCCACGGGGCAGGGCCGAACACGTGCCGGCCACCGTCCCAGTCCGGCACCGTGAAGCGGGCACCCCCCGAGGTGACGTCCAAGATCACGCCCTCGACGAACGTGTTCTGTTGCGTAGCTGCCGAGCCGGGAACCCGGTAGGGGAGCATGGCATCGAGGGTCACGGGGTCTAGCCTATCGGTTGGAAGGAGACGTGGACGTGGTCTTCGTGGTTGGCGGTGGCTGAGCCCCGGTCAGCCATCGGTCTCCAGGTCCCACCCGGGTACCGGATGCGCTGCCGCCAGATGATGTACTTGACCTTGAGCTTCGCCGAGTTCTCGAAGATGTAGTCGGCGAGCGCGTCACCTTGCTCGCGGCCGACCATGAAGTCCAGCGCGTAGCCGAGCGGGTGGTCGCTGGTGCTCACCGATCGTGACCCGACGCCCAGCACCGTGTTGACAGAGAACTTCGATCCGATCTCCACGGCTGCGGTTCGCACGTGCGGCTTGACCGCGCCAAGCGCATACGTCCTCTTGCGACCGTCGCCGAACGTTGCTGTGGCGGACCCAGAGGTGGCACCCCCGGGCTGGGGCTCGGGCAGCACCGGACGGGCCTTCGTGCAGGTGACATCGGCGTGCAGGTCGAACAGCGAACGGCTGATCTCGCTGATGAGCCACTTGCCGTTCACCGGCCCCATCGAGTAGAGCTCGATGACGTCGCCGACGTGCATCTCGAAGCGGCTCGCGCGCAGCTTCATCTTCACCGTGGCGACGGGCTTGCCGATGTCGAAGTCAAAGTCGATGTAGTCGACCCCGCCGGTCAGCTCGGTCAGCCGGTAGGCAGGGCGCTGAGCGAGCAGCCAGGTCTCGGGCGCATAGAAGACGGTCTTCCCCCGGATGAACGCCCGCCACCCGCGCTCGTCTCCGATGCGGCGGATAGCGGTCCAGCTGTCCTCCCGGGTCTTGTCAGCGACGTTGCCGCGCGCCAGCTCGGTCGGGGCGTGGCCCTTCGGTACGGTGCCGGGCGGGTAGAAGAACCCCACCCCCGGAACTTCCCGTACGAGCCGCTGAGCGAAGGCCACGTGGTTGGTGGTGTTGGGCGCCACCTTGAAGGGGGCGTCCCGCTTCCGGAGCGAGCTGACGGTGTAGTCCTCGAAGGTGAGGCTGAGAGCAGGCCCACTCTTCCGGATCTGTACCGTCTCGAAGTCCAGGGGCAACGCCTTGGGGTGATCCCCCGGGATACGAAGGGTGCTGCGAGTGCTGAAGATGCCGCTCTCCAGCAGCTTCGCCGCGTTGTCGTAGAGGTCCAGGGTAAGGGTGTTCACGCCGTCGATCGAGCGGGTGTGCTTGGCCTCCCGGAGCACTGCCTGGATCTCCGCTCGCAGCGCTGTGCCATTGAGGACAAGGCTGTGGAAGACATCGAGGGTGGCGGTGGCCTCAGCGCCGGCACTCCGCTCGGCCAGCAAGGGCATCGTCATGCCGGGATCTTCAACCGCTGACCGATCCTCACCGTCTGGGGGTCGCGGATGCCGTTCAGGCTGGCGATCTCAGGCCAGCGCTTGTAGCTGCCGAGCAGCGCCTGCGCGATCTTGCTCAGCGTGTCGCCGCTCTTCACGACGTAGGCCCGGGTCGCTACGGGCTTGGCAGCGCTGGTCGGCTTCCGGGCCGCTGCCGCCTTCGCGGGACTGGCCTTGTTGGCCATGATGACGTCGGCCTCGACGAACTGCATCACCGTCAGCGTGAAGGCGATCCGGACTCGCTGGGTGTCGCGCGAGCGCCGCAGCTCCTGCGTCGGATCGATCTTCTGGATGACCCAGGTGAGGTTGGTCAGCGGCACCGCACCCGTGATCGAGACGGGGCTCGGCTGGCGTTCCGGGCCGACCCCGTTCCGGAAGATGGAGCGGAGCGCCTCCCACTCGCCCTCGACGCTGTCGTCCGTGGCGAACCCGTCCAGCATCAGCGGGATGGTCATGACGTAGGGCAGCCGCCCGTCCCAGCTCGTGAAGCCGGTGGTCCGAGGGCGGCTCACGAAGGACCACCCGCCGTCGCTCTCGGCTACGCCCACGCCGTCGCCGAGCTGGAAGTGAACCTCGCGGAGTCCGGCAGCCTTGACCAGAGGTCGGATGAAGACGGTGCGCTTCAGCTCGGGGGTGAACTGGACACGCTTCGCCCCATCGCGGAAATCCTCCGCGCTCATCGCCGCGCCACCTTGTCGCCTGTGTGGTCGTAGACAGCCTCCGCCAAGACGCGCCGGTCGAGCACGACCTGGAGGGTGATCGGCCCCGAGCTGCCGCCGGTAGCTGCTGCCACCGCAGGCGCGTTGTCCAGCGGGACCACACTCGCCGCCGGGGGCAGCACCACCAGCTCCTCGTCGGGCTGGATGATCACCGAGCCAGCCGAGGTGGTAGATCCGCCCTGGTGGAGCCGGGGGATGTTGGGAGTCCCGATGCTGAAGCCCGGGATCGTCGGCCCTGGCCCGGGTGGGTCGATCCCGGGGATAGAGAAGCTGAGCCCGTTCCAGCCGTCGATGATGAAGTTGATCGCACTGCGAAAGCTGCTCTTGATCCCGTCCCACATCCCGCTCGTAGCGACTCTGATGCGGGCAGGCAGCCCGCTCAAGAAGCCGACTGTGGTGTTGAATGCACCGACGATCCAGTCCTTCGCGGCGATGGCGGCTGAACCGACCGCAGCGAGCGAGCCCTTCACGATGTTGCGGAACGTCTCGCTCTTCTTCCAGAGGATGACGAACGCGCCGCCGAGCAGCACCAGCAACGCGATGCCCCAGCCGATCGGCCCGAGCGCGACGACCCAGGCCACCGCCATGATGCCGGCGTTCACCATCGCGGTAGCGCCCATGACGATCCAGCCGCCCACGGTCGTCGCCACCGCAAGCACCATCGAAGCGACCGCCTTGATGCCGGTCCAGATCATCATGGCCCCGAGCCGGGCGTGCAGCGCGATGCTCGCGATGATCGCCTGGTTGCGGGTCAGCTCAGCAGCGGTGGCCAGCCCAGTCGAGCCGGTCACGAGCATGTTGAGCCCGACCCGCGCTGCGGCGAGCCCGCCCGCGACGGCCATGACCACGTTGTGGGCGACGACCGCGAGCCGCCAGGCAGTCCACACAGCGACGAGCCCGACGAGCAGCGGGTGCAGCGTCTCGGCGTTGTCCGCCAGGAAGTCAAGCGTCGAGTCCAGTGTGTCCAGTGGGGACTGCAGCCCGGGAATCGCAGCCTGGACGGTGGCGAAGGCGGGCACGATGCCGACCGTGAAGATGGTCCAGAGGTCCCCGGCTGCGTCGGCCACCCGGTTGATAGGGTCGACGAGCGCGGGCATCCCGAGGAAGGCGGCACCCACGTCGCCATACGTGCCCCACTCCCACGCTGCCTTGGCCCTCTCGCCCGCCGCTGTGAGGCTCTCAGCCGCTCCCTGGACCATGCCCGGGAGGTTGTCCTGCAGCCAAGCCACAGCGGGCTGCAGGCGGTCGTTGAGGGCCACGACGAGCTGGTTGGCGTAGGGGAGCAGCGCGGTACCGATGGCGGTGCCCGCCTCGGTCAGTCGGCCCTTGAGCGCCTTCCACTGGTTCGACAGTCCACCGCTCGTTCGGGCCAGGTCACCCTGGGCATCGCCGAGCGACTTCATGATGATCCGCTGACGCAGCATCACCTTCTGCTGCTCGGTCAGCTCGCCCTTCAGCCCCATGCTCGCGGCTTCGGCCTTCATGGTGGCATCGCTCAGGAAGATGCCGAAGCGCCGTAGCGGCTCAGCCTCACCCGACAGGCCTGAGCTCAGCGCCTGGAAGGCCTCCCCCGGCTCGACGTTGTAGAAGCTGGCGAGATCCATCCCAGCAGCGGTGAGGTCCTTGCTGAACCCGGCCAGGTTCTCGCTCGGGATGCCGGCAGCCTTCGCGAAGATGCCGAAGGAACTGGCCGCATCCTGCAGCTCCTTCGTCGGGATGCCGTAGTCCGCGTTCATCTGTGTGACGAAGCTGCCGACGTCCGCCTCCATGCCGGCGAAGACCGTGTTGAACTTGCTTTGGGTCTCGGCCGCGTCCATAGCCAGCCCGACCGTCTTGGCCGCGAGCCCGCCGACGACCACGGTCAGCCCAGCGATCGCGGTGATGCCGACGCGGGCCGCGCTGGTGAGCCCTCCGATACCCGCTCGGGCCACGCCCATCCCCGAGCCCATGCGCTTGCCGGAAGACTCGGCCTTGTCAGCGCTGTCACCGATGTTCTTGATGTCCTTCGCCGCGCCTTGGGCGTCACGCTGGAACTGAGCGCGGTCGCGAAGGCGGAGGCGGGCACCGACCTCCTCTGTGGGTGAAGTCACTGCCCGCCTCCTAGTTGCCCTTCGGCTTGAACGCTCGCGCTACGCCGTTCTGCACAGCGTTCGACATGCTCTTGAAGAACGCTTGCCGCTCCTCTGCCTTGTTGTCGGCTGCGAGCTGGAGGATCTCCCGGGCGACCAGGCGATCTTCGTGGCTCAGGTCCAGGTAGTGTAGGGGATCCCACCCGTGCTCGAGGGCCAGCGCGCCCTCCTTGATGCTGGCACGGAGGGGTCCCCTTCTCATTCCCCCCGGAGGGAGTCGTCCGCTTCGGTCTCCTTGTAGCCGGACCACGTGATCAGAGACTGGGCCGCACTGATGATGTCCGGCTCGGTGATGAACAGCGCCCGAACCACGTCGCGGGCCTTCGCGCTGTCGTCGAGCCCGAGGTTCTCGGCGAGGTCAGCGTCGAACAACGTCGGCTCGCCCTCGGGGTCGCCCGAGCGCAGCGAGTACTCGCGGTCGTCGATCACGGCGACCACAGCCGTGCAGCCCTTGATCAGCAGGTCGGCGTTGAGGTCGACCTCCATCGCGGCTCGCTTCGCCTTCGGTGCTGCGTCCAGCCGGGTCTGGCTGGAACGGATCAGCTCGTGCGGCAGAGGCTTGTACTTCACGACGATGACCGGGTCGGTCCATCGCGGCACAGGCAGGGGGAGCTCCTGTGCCGCGAGGACCTGCTGGCGACGCTCCTTCATGTTGCTGAGGATGCTGAGCCCGCCCGTGCTGATCGTGCTCTCCTGCTCCGACATTGCTAGGCCACGCTCCCCTCGGGTGTCACGGTGATCTCCCAGACCTGGGCATCCGAGCTGTTGCTGTCGGTGTCGCCCGGGTTGCAGTTGCTGACGATGCCCGTGTAGGTGAGCGGGCGACCCCACGGGTTGCCGTCCTCGTCCAGAGGCTGACGGCTGACGGTGGCCCGAGCCTGCCCGGTGCGGTTCATCAGTTGGTGCATGTAGTCCCAGTCCTCGCGGCTGATGAGCCGCCCGAGCGTGATCTCGGCGATGGTGCGCGGGCCTCCGAGCGACACCTGCGGCGACATGCCGCCGGGCCGGTAGACGGTGTTGTCGCTGCCCGAGCCGCCGCCAGCGAGCGTGTCCCACACCCCCATCGGCTGGCCGTCGATCGAGACCGTGTTGGCCCACTGGTCCTGCCTCATGCGAGCACCTCCGTGACGGCGACCTTGACGAACTCCATGTAGGCGATCTCGGCGAACTCACTCATCCGGACGCCCATGACCACGCTGAGCTGGCGCGCGGCGATGCGCGCCGGGGTGTTGACCTGCGGCCCGGTGTCGACGATGAACGCCTCCTCCGGGGTGTCGCCGAAGAGCGCGCCCTTGGTGTAGTAGCCGAGCAGCATGCCGGTCATCGCGCCGTTGTACTCGGAGATCTTCGTCTTCGTGACCTGGCTGAAGACGAAGGGCTCGGCGATGCGGTCGGCCTCAGCGATGAGCGCCATGCGCAGCCGAGCGTTGCTCGCGCTGAGCCACGTCGCACCGACCCCGTTCGGGTCGACCGCCGTGCGGTACCCGTACAGCCGGTGCGACCCGCCGATGTAGCGGAAGACGTTGACGCCAGCGGTGTTCAGACGAGCGCGAGCCTCGTCGGACCACTCCGGCCGCACCGGACCGAGCGAGTACCCGGGCACACCGTGGACCCCGGCTGCGGGCTCGTTCGGGTTGCCGGTAGCTGCGTCCCGCACCGACATCAGAGCGCTGTCGATCGCGCTCGGCGGGACGGTACGGGTGGTGCCGACCGTCAGCCCCGGGATGCTGTGCCAGCCCTCGCAGAAGAACACGTGGCTCTCCTCGTGGTCGGTCGCTCCCGCTCGGAAGGCGTCCGCTGCTGCGACGAGGTCCCCCTCGGTTGCGCTGTTGGGGAGGTCCAGCAGCGCGAAGCGGTTGTTCGCCGCCGCGTGCTGCGCCAACCCGATGTGGACCGCCGTGGTGGTGGCCCCCGGGATGCTGACCTGGCCGGCACCGTCACCCTTGGCGATCTTGTTCAGCGCCGCGAGTCGGTGGGAGTCGGTCACAGACGCGATATCGTCCGCACCGCCCGCGAGTGCCACCGCGCTGGGCGTCGCGACCGGCACGACCGAACCCGTCGCGCGCACCCGGATGAGGTTGCTGTTCTGACTCCAGCTGACCGCAGCCGCCACCGTGTCCAGAGGCGGGCTGATCTCCAGCTTGGTTGAGCCCTCGAACACCGTGAGGGTGAACAGCGAGCCCGTGACGTCGACGTCGACGCTCAGGGTGCTGACGCCCTCGCCGATCGCGTCGACGGCCAGGCTGGCCGCAGCCCCCGCGCCGGGCAGCGCCACCGTGGCGAGCGTCGCCGCCGGGCCGACGATGCGGATCATGTTGACGAGACCACCGCCGTTGCGGAAGTGCGCCTCGACGGCGTCGCGCTGGCCGTAGCTCACACGGCTGCCGAAGACCCGGTCGTAGTCGCCCAGGTTGCGGAGCAGACGAGCGCCGTTGGTCGGGCCGCGCTGGGCCAGCGCTGCGATGTGCCAGGTACTCGTCGCTGAACCGGCACTGCGGTTCGGCGGGGTAGCCCTGGCGACGATCTGGGTGCCGGGTGCGGCGGGTGTCGTCACTGGTCGTCCTCCCCTTCGGTACGGCGGACCGCGTCTCGGACGAGGCGCTCGGGCTGGGTGGTACGGGGCGTCGACCCTTCGGTCACCAGGATCTGGCGGCTGACGACGAGCACCCGGTTGTGGGGCTTGCCGGTGTCGATGTCCTCAACCGACTCGCCGGGCGCAAGCGTCCGACCGTTGTCGAGGTCCACGGGGTGCCCCGCCACGTTCAGGACGGTGGACATGCGGCTCCTACTCCTTGCGCTGGATGACGGCGTCTACGGCGGCAAAGGTACCGCGCAGACCGGGGTCTGGGACGGGATCAGCGAGCGGGGCGTCAGGGCCTTCACGGCTGTCGACCGCCCCCTGGACCTCGACGCTGAACTGAACGGTGCCCGCTGCCAGCGTCCGTTCCATGGCGTTGGGGATCTCGTCGTACCGTTCGCCCAGCCAGTCGGTCGCCGTGGCGAAGCCTCCCAGACCCGGGTTCTGGACGACCGCCGAGCGGAGCGCAGCCGCGTACAGCTCGCTCAGGTCGAACGTGTTCTCCTTGTTCTGACCGCTGACGATGGCTCCGACGTTGACCGCCCAGCGAACGATGTACAGACCACTCTTCTTGATTGGCGTCTCGAGTAGGCCCGGCGCAACGATGACGCATCCCGGCATCTGCTCTTCGAGGAAGCGCCCGTCCGGCATGTCCAGCATGCTGGCGTACGAGCGGAACACCGGGACCGCGCTCGGATCGCGCCCGTCGCCCCGGGCCACTTCAGCCAGGTAGCTGGGGAACCACGCCCGGATGTGCTCGTGCATCGCCCGGCGGACCTGCTTGCCCGTGACGATCGGGCCGAACAGGTTGGCGTTGCTCATGAGGTCACGACCCGAGCAGGTGGCGCTGGAGGACCTTCATGATGTCGCGACGGGTGGCTGCGTCCAGCTCGAAGGGTCGACGACGAGGCATACGGGGCTCGTCACCGTGCTGATGGTACACACCGTAGGAGACGCGCGAGCCCGTGAACATCTCGTCGGCACCGACGTCGTAGACGTGGTCGGGGTGGCCAGCTTGTGTCAGAGAGTTGCGGAGTCGCAGAGTGCGGTGGAGGATGCGGGGGTCCTGACCAGCCCGAGCCTTCGCAGCGACGGTGCTGGCCGCGAGCGGTCGCCAGCCGCCCGAGAAGCGAGCGCCCTGGGAGCTGAACTGCTGCTGCTCAGCGTCGAGCAGGTCTTCGTGGATCTCGTCGAAGGCGGGCCGCATGTTGGCCGCGTTCGCTCCGACGCGCAACAGCTCGCGACTGAGCTGGACCTCACCGAAGACTTCGAGCGTCATCCTCACTGGTGGAGCCCGCTCGCCCATGGCACGCCGTACACGCCGAGCGGGTAGCCCAGCACGTAGTCCAGAGGGGCGTCTCGGACCGGGAAGGCCCACTCAGGGGCCTTGGGGGTGGGGACGCCACCCGCCTCTCCCCCGGGATCCCCAGGGACCTCTCCGCCAGCATCCTCGATAGCCAGCCGCAGCGCGGCCAGCGCGTCGTTGTACAGCGCGAGGATCTGCGCATAGGGCGAGCGCCCGAGCGCGACCTGCTCGGGGTAGAACGACAGCTCGATGAGCGCTGCGGCCCGGTAGACCGCGAGCTGCTGAGCTGCCACATGGAAGGTCTCAGCGAGATCAGACCCGACCGCCGACGACAGGTCGCCCACCGCAGTGCGGATGAGCGAGAGTACCTGGTCGCCGGTCGGTCGGGTCTGCTCGGTGAAGGTGCCGATCTCGTTCCCGTTCGTGTCCCGCGTACGAGCGCGCAGCAGCGCGCCGACGCTGGCCACGTCCGGGGTGTAGTCCGAGGTCGGCATGGTTCGAGCTACTGCGTGCCGGTCCCGAAGGCGGCAGCAGCCTGAGCCGCTCGGATGACGGAGACCCGGGGGTCCTCGCCACGGCGGCTCTCCGCGTCCAGCACCGCCTGGGCGTGACGCGGGTTCTCGCTGATGTAGTCGGCGACCTGACGAGCGCCACCGGCCACGATCTTGTCGGCGTCGTCCGGGCTCAGCGAGCCGTCGTCCGCCAGGAGGGGCTGACCGCTCGCCGCCGGGCTGCCGCCGATGTCGCCGGGGCTGTTGACCGCCGGGAACTCGGTGGTGCTCGGCTGCGGAGCGGGGGTGAGCCCGAGCCCGTTGTCCGTCGTGAGGACGTCCACCGGAGTGGTCACGACCGGCGGCTGCTCAGCCGCCTGGCCCAGCAGCTCGGCCTGCTCGGCGAACCGCTGGGACACGGCCTCCTGAGCACTGAGCAGCCGGGGTGCCATCACCGGGCGGGCCGAGACCAGCTCGGCGACCTCCGGGGTGGTGGCACCGGAGACCCAGTTGAGGATCTCCGCGTCGGTGGCGGTCTCCGGCAGGGCCAGCATGCGGCCCGGACGGCTCAGCTCCTCGCCGTCGGGGACGATCGCCCCGAGCCCGAGCAGCCGGTCCGTCTCCGGGCCGTCTTCCATCTCGACGGACATGTTGCGGAAGGCCGTCTCGTAGGTGTCCTGCCCGAGGGTGTTCTTGCTCTGGTACTGCAGGAGCGCGTGGCGCACCGTGTACTTGGCCATGCGGACTCCCCTCAGAGACCCGTAGCGCGGACGACCGCGAACGGGTTGTTGACGAACATCAGCGGACGGACGCTCGCCTGCACCCAGGTGCGCTGGGTGCCGGGCTCGCGCCAGGTCTCCGTCGCCAGGGGCTGCTCGATGCGCATCTCACCGAGCTGGCCCTCCGCCACGAAGTACGCCTGGCCGACGGGCACGCGGTTCGAGGCGTAGACCTCGTCGAACCCGTTGTCGGACAGCATCTGCGCCAGGTTGCCCTGGTAGAACAGGCGCAGCTCGTTCATCTGCACCGGGTTGACGAGCGCGATGTTGAACCGCACTCCCAGCTCGCGCTGATCCGCGAGCAGGTTCGCCTTGGCGAAGTCGGCCCCCGGGGTCAGCGCCGGCAGGCTCGGGTTCGAGCCAGCCGGGATGGCCGCCGACCAGTCGTTGCCGGTGAACTCGGACGCGCCGCCGTTGGCCGCGATCGCCGCGCTGAGCACCTCGATGGCGCGCGTGTTCAGCTTGCGCACGATCGTGTTGCCCAGCTTGATGTTCTCGTTCCGGAAGGCGCTGGCGTCGTTGCGGTCCCGGGCCTCGTCGGTGAAGAAGTACTTGCCACCATACTTCTCGACCTCAGCGACCTTCGGAGCTCGCCGCGAGCTGGTGACGATCGGGAACTCGGCACCGGGGCTGACCGGCTCGACGTCGCGGTCGAGGTACAGCTCGTTCTCGGTCACCATGTCGTAGACGACCGCACCGCCCGTGACACCGCCGGGGGTGTCGAACAGCCGGTCCAGCAGGAAGCGCTGGAGGGTGAGGTCCATCAGGAACGACGTGATGCGCGTCGGCTGCTGGAGCATCGTGTCCACGGTCACGGTGGACCCCGTGTAGAGCGGCGCACCGAGCGGGTGCGCCACCGGGTTCAGGCCTGCGGAGGCACCGACGAAGGTCGGCAGCTCCGCGAGCGCCGCGAGGTAGCGGGGGTCGACCCCGCGCTCGCGGACCTGCGTCTGCGTGAGCATGTGTCGTGGCCTCCTAGACCGAGTGACGGGAGAGCTTGATCTGAGCGTCCGCGCCGGAAGCGCAGCCGGTCATGCAGATGCCGAGAGCCGCAGCCCCGGTAGCGACGATGGCCTGCCCCGTCGCGTCGGACATGACGCTCGCGCCAGCAGTCAGCGCTGCACCCGCCCGGACCGGGACGATGTCGCCGGCATCCACCGAGACGACCGTCACCTTCGCACCGACGCCCGCGTCCCAGCACGCCACGCCGAGGGCCTTGCCGGCGTTGGCGCTGGGGGCGATGGTGTAGGTGCCGTCGGCCTGACGGTCGCCAGCGAGGCTGACGAACCGCTTGCCGATGACCGCCGTGCTCGGAGTGCACGTCAGCCGATCGGCGTGCTCCTTGAACGGGATGAGCTCGTTGGCGGGCACTAGTCGTTCACCACCTTCACGCGGTCGGAGAGGCCACGGCGGGTCGCCGCGACCGAGGTCTTCCAGCCGGTCGGGTAGGACGTGGTGTCCTCGACCTGCTCGGTGCTGCCGACGCTGGCCGCGACCGTCTCGGCGACGGGCACCAGGCCCGGCTCCAGGCTGGCGATGGTGGCCTTGCCGCCGAGGGGGTCGCTGAGCAGCAGACCCTCGTAGTGCTTCCGGCGACCCGGACCGAACTTGCCGGCACGGATGGCGTTGTCCAGGATCTCGTCCCGGTCGCGCTGGGCCTGACGCTGGACGAGCTGCGTCGAAGCAGCCACCCCCTGGCGCAGCTCGGCCAGCGTGGGCTCGTCGATGAGGGCCATGCCCTCGGGGATGACCGCCTGCTGCGGGACTGCGACGGGCTCGCCTGCGGGCACGCCCGGCGGGGGCTGCACGTAGTCGGGGCTCGTTGCGGGCTGAGCACCCGGCTCGGTGGCGGGCGTCTCCGGCTGCGAGGCGGGGTTGCCGTCGTCGGGCGTCCCCTCCTGGCGCTGACCGAGGATCGCCGCCGAGATCTGCTCGCGAGTCGCATCGGCCGTGAGGCCGAGCGCTGCCAGCTCCTCTGCGGTGAGGTCCATGTTGGACGGCTCCTTCTTGGTGGGAGGGGAGGACGCCATGGTAGCGTCCTCGACGGCACCTTCGAGGCGGGAAGTGCGACCCGTCTCCTCGGGCTTGTCGTACATCGCCGCCAGGACCTGGCCCGGCGGACGCTCAGGGACGGGTGCGCCGCTCGCGGCGACGTACTCGATCTTGACGCTCTTCGGCTCGCCGAAGCTCACCGTGTCGTCGGTGCCGGCGGTGACGGGGATCTCGTACAGCCCGCCCTCGTCGTCGTCGACGATCAGGCTCAGCGGGTTGACGCGGACCTCTCGGATCCACCACCACATCTGGCTGGCGTCGAGCCCTTCGTAGTAGGAGCGGCGGACGGTGTCCAGGGAGACCGACGCCTTGATCTCGGTGGCCGCAGCAGCGACCTCCTTCTTCCGGAGCCAGTTCGGCACCTCATCCACCTTCCTTGCCTTGAAGCCGCTGCCGGATGCAGCGATCTCTTCGACGTCTTCCACCTTGTACAGCACCGGAGGCTCGGTGCCCCACAGCGCCTGGATGTCCTCGAGGGTGTCGATCGCGGGGTAGGCG